TAGGAATAAGCAGCTTAACATTAGTAGATGAGGAAGCATGAGCTACAATCAATGAACGAATCTTATTAATATAAGACTGTAAACCCTTAACCATTCTTACATCACTCAATGGATACGGGTTTCTGTTATGAGTGTTCATTATAGTAACTACTGGATAATCATCAACAGGTAAGCCATTTATAAACAGAAGCTCTCCTCCAGCACTCACTACCTGCTTGATTCTTGTTAATGAGATTTCATTTACTAGCAAATCCCCTGTTTCCATTAATTCTGCAAAGGTCTTTTGCTCAATCATGGTAGTACTGCCTTTAATAGCCATGGGCGTTTCTTCCCCTTGCATCATGACTTGCTCTTGAGTAACTGGATTTATTACGAGATGGAAGACAGTACCATATTCCTTTTCAATCTCTTTATATGTTTCTACTTCATTATCATCTGTAACCACTCTCTGGTCTTCTTTATTGTATACTTTATAGCCAATCTTCTGGCTGTATTCCTGGTATTCTTCTATAGTAAGTATCTTCTCATCATTCAATTGGGGATCAAAAACACGATAATGAGGTACTTTTATCTTACTATATCTCTCTATTACTTCTATTTCTCTATCTTCTTTGGAAAGAATGCGCTGGGCACTGATTTCTTCCTTACTAACAACCTGATCTTCAAGCCCATGCCTAAGTGATTCTGTCTGAGGAGCAACAGTCACTTCAGTAGCTCTACGGATTATTTCTTCCATTCCAGGGTACATGGAGATAAGCTGTGCCTCGGAATAGAGTTTCGATACGATTATATTAGACGCATCTCTTGAGTAAGGATCTTGGGATGAAGGGTCTATATATACATCAAGTGGATCAATCGCCTTAACGAACACGTCACCTTTACCAAAATCAGCCTGGGGATCATGATAAACTATCATACACCCCATTCCTTTGACGTAATAATCGTCAATAGCTTCCTTTAGTTCGGTATTACCCTTTGAGTTCTCCCATACCCAGCTCATTAAATCTGAAAATATTTGACCAGTTTTAACATCGCTTCCCTCTCTTCCAGTCGATTGAAAGCGTGGAGCATTAGCAGTAAGCATAGCTTTCGCCTGTTCAACTGCTGGATATATAACATTAACAACTAAAGGCTCTTGAGCTCTCTTTCTCAGAGAATTTACTTGCTCTTTAGTCCATTGCATGCCATTTCTAAACTCGCTATCCTCGACAGCCTGTCTAGCCCACTTAGTACGTATTGAAGCGTACTCGGCAAGCAGTTCTTCTGAAAGTTTTACTTCTGGGTTCTTCTCTGGCATGTTTATGATCCTGCGAACTTAGACACTTATACAGATAAGAAGTTTCAAGTAATTAGCCAATCATCCGTATTTTTTCTATAATTGCTTTGTGAGTGATGTTCTTCTTTATGATCGTTGATATGATGAGGCGTATAATTGTTCTTTGTGGCGTAATATAAGCCATCTAATAGGTCATCATGCTTACCTCTGGGGAACATGAGCAACTCATCCTTCAATTCTTCCATATTTGCTAGTATATACATCTTCTTTTGAGCAAACCATGGCTGCATAGTCTCTAATCTACTGGACTTACTGGTTCTGGGTGTTTCCTTGATTTCAAGCCCTGGTATGAATAATCCCAGTTCTTCTGCCTTTGTTCTTAAATAATCACGTAACATCTCCTGATATCCTACTGATTCTATCCTAGTTTTGACAGGTTTGTATTTTTTGAAGTATTCTAGGATATGATCCGCTAATTTCATCGGAGTAGACCTTTTACGATAATATGGCAAAACATACTTATTATTCTTATTATCAACTGCTACAGCTACAATAGTTGAGTAATCTGCGTGTTTTTTGATAGAACTAGCAGGATCTACCCCCATAAAGATATTTACAGGCTCAATCCTCCCAGAAGCGAACTCTATATACGATTCATCGTCTATCCATCTAATTTTACCATCATATACCTGAATATACTTCTCTTTGAACATTTGGTCTTCATCACCAATGATTTCGCATTGATATTCACGATAAAAGGAAGAAACACGACCAATTGACTCCAATGAACGCTTTTCTGCCTCTAATTTCTCCTTAGACCACATCTCGGGCCATAAAGCAACACCATCATCTTGCAATGCCTTATATCTTTTAGATACCCATCCATGTGTCTCCATTAATGTTTCAACCATGCAGCGTTGGTGCTGCGGGGTACCAATAACTGCAAGTCTGCCTCTTTTAGCATCTAAAGCTGGTATTAAAGACTGTAATAACCATTTTAAGTTAAATTCCATCGCTTCCGATGTCTTAGTGTTATTCATATCCTCTGGATCATCCAATACCACCAAGGTTGGGCGTTGGTTACCATGTTTAAGCCCTACAACCTGCTGGCCAGTACCTCTACACATGATCATAGTGTCATCTTTTAGTATAATCTCTGTTCTTGACCAGGTACGGGAGCTATGCTGACCCCAATAGCCATAAACACTACGAAGTTCCATACTATACTCAAGTGCATTCTTAATAGTTTGTAATAAACGTACAGCATGTCCTTCGGTCTTTGAAGATAGAACTACAAACTTAGATCCTTGCTGCGTTAATATATGCCATATAGGAAACACACAAGCAACCAATGAAGACTTAGCATGGCCACGTGGTGCAATGATATTTAGCTTATTTAGGGTTATATCTTCTAATAATTCAGCTATTTCATAGTGAAATGGGGGAGATGCTGACGAAAACATAGATGGTAAGCATATCTTGCCAAATAATATAATATCATCAGCTAATTTCTTCTGAATGGAGCTTGTGCCTTTCAAAACATCCTTCCATGCTTGGTTTTTTCGTATTTGGACATCGTCTTAGTACATTTAGGTAGATTTTTAACTTTATTACCTTCCAAAGCACACGAAATAAGTCCACAATGTAGATTCCCTTTGTATTTTGCTGCAAAAGCGCATTGCCTGTTATCAATCAATGGACATAAGTCAAACATCAATAACAAGCACTTGGAGGCAGGCTATCTTCATCCTCCAATCTCTTAATTAAATCATCTATATACCATTTAGCCTTCTGTAAGTCTTTTATTGTATTTCCCTTATAGGGAGCACGTACAATGTATTTGACTATATTCCCACGAAACCAATCCATTTGCCATGATGCTATAAACTCTGTTACTTCAATTCCTTTGGTATAATGGCTCGGATGATTCACATCATCTTCATCTCTATCAAATATCGGCATCTACAGTCTCCGTTTTTCTAGAAGCAACCATCTTTTTCTCTTCAGTCTCTATCTGATCCATTATTTGATTGGTCATATCAATCTCTAATGTATCGGTAGTGATCTTCTTATTGGGCTTCATTTCTAACATATCAACAAAATTCTCTGCTGCACGCAGCATATTAGACACATCTTGCTTTTCTTCTGCTATTGCTATAGCCTTTAAAATAGTATCTAAGACAAATGATTTGTCAATACCCTTTGAATTCATTATCTCCATTAACTTCTCTTCTACCATATCCTTAATAACCTCTTGTTTGAATAATCTTTTAACTGTAGCCCTTGGTATCTTCTGATCTGGCCTGTATATAGTCCCAAGTTTGTCCCAATCGACCTTATTTCCGCCCATAACCTGTCCAACATAGGCACTCACTACGTTTTTAGTCCTTTTTTTCTTGGATTCACGTTCCTGCCAGGGTTTTGGCTTCACCATAGAGTAAATACCTGCTTCTCTGTTGGGTATATAGAGCAATCTGGAGCTGCCAGTTACCCATTGTACCCCACATGTAAGCTTAACAATGGTCTTTACCCTACCTTGAGAGTCAGTATAGTTCTTCCTGGATAAACACTTCCCTACATACTTATCATCTGTGATGGCCCAGTCGTCTTCATGGGCATCTTTCCAGTATACCGCACGAACTGGAGCTTCATCCTTTGGATATACTGTAAATTCTTGGATCTTACCCCCAATTCTACGTTCTATCGTTTCCATAGGAGTGTGGATTTAAATGTAATACATATATGTACTACATATATATGTTAATATTACATTACTAAGTAATACATTACTCCAGTAATGTAGTACTTCAATTCTTTTCTTCCTTTGGATCTTTGGGCTCACTAAGATGCTGCTGGATAATTTCATTGATTATCTCCTTTTCTGCTCGGTACTCGTCAAAATCTTCGATATATGCTTCAAATGCGTTATCGACTTCCTCTTGTGAGGTTACACTTTCTTCGAATTTCCCAGTACGTGGATTGAAAACTTCGTATATAACCTTTTTTGACATAAAAAAATGTAATTCATTATTAGAATTTATAAAATTATCAATATCTTAAACAAGCTGAGAGTGATGAAGTTCCTAAAAAAGTATTTACAATGCGTGTGTGAGAAGTTCTCCTTACCCATACCCCTATGTTTTAGGGTTGGCGTTAGTGATTAGGTTGAACTTTCAGGTTAGGTTACGCCTTTGTATGAAATTCAATTAACTAATAGGAGAACGATATGAATAAACTTAAGTCTATACTAACTGATACCTTATACGTAGGCCTCGGCACTACTATCATTGCTACACGTACTGCAGTAAAGGTAGCCAAGACCTGTCGTAACGAAGGGAAGAAGTATCTTACTATGAATCCAATCGATAAGGCTTTCGGAAGGAAAGTAACTCAATCAGAAGTTGATGATATGGTTGAGAATGGAGAGATTACTTGGAGAGAAGTCTAGGTTATGAATCCCTAC